TTCTTCCGCCTTGGGCTGACCAAGCGCGTTCGTGGATTCATCGCCGCCAATCAGGTGGGCAAGTCCACGGCCGGATGCTGCGAGATGGTCTATCACATGACCGGGTTGTATCCGGACTGGTGGGAGGGACGGCGGTTCACCCGGCCAACGCGCTGGTGGGCGGCGTCGAACACGCAGCTTACGACGCGAGACAACTTGCAGCGAAAGCTGCTCGGCGTCGAGTTCGGAACTGGGCTCATACCGAAAGACAAAATCGCGCACATCGCGCCCAAATCGCAGCCGTCCGGTGCGGTTGACTTCGTGCGCGTGCGGCACGTCAGCGGCGGCGAGTCCGTGCTGACGTTCAAGTCCTACGACCAGGGCAGAGAGAAGTTTCAGGCCGAGCCGATGGACGGGATTCTGCTCGATGAGGAGCCGAAGGATTACGGCATCTACTCCGAGTGCGTGACGCGAACGGCCGCAACTGGCGGCATGGTGATGCTGACGTTCACGGCGCTGTTCGGCATCACGTTGCTGGTGTGCAAATTCATGCCGCAGTTCGCGGCCGTCGATCTAGAAGACATCGAGGAAGACGTGGACGAATCCAGCCGCGCTGTTGTCGTGTGCGGGTGGGACGACGTTCCGCACCTTGACGAGAAAGCACGCAAGGAACTGAAGGCGGAATACCCGCCTCACGAGATACAGGCGCGAACGCAGGGCATCCCGAGCATCGGTATCGGCCAGATTTATCCGGTACCTGAGTCGGAGTTCGTGATTCCTCCGTTCTCGCTGCCGGACTACTGGCCGCGCGTTGCGGCGCTCGATCCCGGAATTCAGGGACTGCAGGATTGTGGGCTGCAATCGACCCGCAGACGGACACGGTTTACCTCTACTCCGAGCATTACCGGACCTATGCGGAAGTCGAAGTCCATGCGTCGGCATTCAAGGCGCGTGGCGTTCGCATCCCGATCGTTTCGGATAACGCCTACGAGGTTTCGAGCGGGACGACGCTGATCGACCACTACCGCAAGCAGGGTTTGCGGGTGCGGCCAGCGCGGAAGTCCGACAAGGAAGGGCGCATCGCCCAAGTGTTTAGCCGCCTGTCGTCGGGGCGGATGAAGGTCTTTTCCACGCTGCACAACTGGCTGTTCGAGTTTCGCATGTATCGAACGGACGAAAGCGGACGAATCGCGAGCGAGCACGATCACTTGATGAACTGCACGGAATACCTCTGCCAATCCGGCCTGTCGATCGCCGAGCCATTAGGCCGGCCGTCCGAGACGGTCGCGAAGGCTCCTGAAATGACATTCGGGGTCTATCAGTGACGGATCAGATCGAGCAGCCACTTTCCATCGAGGAGATAGAGGCGAAGTCAGAGCGGATTGCGAAGCTGCGCGCGCTTTCTATCCGGCTGTCGAAGAAGCGTGACGACGCGATCAAGAACAAGCGTTGGGTCGAGACGAAGTGGATCAACTCACTCCGGCAGGAGTGGGGCATGGGCCTGCTCGACACCAAGCAGGAGGGCGCGGTTGCGTCCACGGAGCGCACTCCGCGTCCGCACCTTTCGCGCTCGCGCGCCGATCGGTGGGAAGCCCGCCTGTGCGACATGCTATTCCCGGCGAACGATCTTCCTTGGGACTTGACGCCGCCGACCTCGACAATCCCGCCTGTCGATGACATGGGCCAGCCGGTTGACGTTGAGGCGGTGAAGGCTGCCGCTACCGATTCCGCTGGTCGCATGAAGCAGACGATCGGGGATCAGCTCAAATCGTGCCAGTTCGCGCGCTCCGGCCGGCGCATGGTCCACGATGCGGTGCGGATCGGGTCCGGCCTGCTCATGGGTCCGTCAAACTCCATCCGCACGTCGCGCAAGTTCCAGAGCGCGAACGGCGTGATGGTGCTCGACGTGAAGGAGGAATTGGCGCCGGAGATTCGCGAGGGCGATCCGTGGTGTTTCTTCCCGGACAACGTGGAGAACATCGAGAAGGCAGAATACGCTTTCTACGCGCACATCATGGGCGCGCTCGAAGTTCGTGCGCTTGCCCCTGGATTCGATCAGGACGAGATCGCGCGACTGTTGGAACAGAAGCCGGACCTAGGCGAGCTGACGACCAATCTTCGCAACCGCAACCACTACCTTGAGCAGAGCGATCCCGTAACCGACAAGTACGCGGTGTGGCGCTATACAGGCGCCCTCAACCGCGACGAGCTTGAAATCCTCGGGCTCAACAAACAAGATGGCGACGGCACGCAGACGCCGCCCGTTGCGATGGTCGATCTGTGGTTCTGTCAGGACTGCATCTTGCGGGCTCGTCTGTCGCCGATTCAGGCCGACTATCGCATCCCGTATTTCATCTTCAGCCCGTTCCCGCGCGATGGCTCGATGTTCGGCTTGTCCGTCCACGAGCTTTGTCAGGATTCGCAGCAGGTCGCGGAATCGGCGTGGATGATCGCTCTGCACAACGCGAGTGTCAGCGCAGGTCCGCAGTTCATCTTCCGGCGCGGCAAGATCGTCCCGAAGGATGGCAAGTACGTTATCCGTGGTCCGAAGGCGTGGGAGGTTACGGACGAGACGACGCCTCTTGAGCAGGCGTTTGCGGTTTCGACGATTCCGAACATGGTCGCGCAGGCGCTGGACATCTTCGACCGCGCCACACAGATCATGGACGACGAGCTGAACACGGCTCAGTGGGCATCCAACGAGAACACGCAGGAGGTTCCGACCGCCTCCGGCCTCGCCATGCTCATGAACGTCCGCAGCATTTTGCAGGTGCGCGTGGCGACGGCGGCCGACAGCGAAATCTTCCAGCCAATCATCGAGCGGATGTATTGGTGGAACATGCTCAACAATCCGGATGAGTCGATCAAGGGCGACTATCAGGTTGTCCCGCTTGTCCAATCCGTCCGGCTCGTCAAGGACATTCAGGCGCAACACCTGCGCTGGTTTTCGATGCTCAGCGCCGACCCTCGGTATGCGCCGTACATCGACAACTATGGGGTGCTGAAGGCAACAGCGCAGATGGTCGAGTTCCCGACGGCGAACTTCATCAAGCCGAAGGAACAGGCCGAGCAGGAAATGCAGGCACAAGGGCCGTCGCCGCAGGCCATCCAGAACGAGCTTACGCTGGCGAAGGCCGAGGCGTCGAAAGCGCAGGCGATGTTGTTCGAGGCGCAGGCCGGAAACCTCAGTCTCAAGGGCCAGATGGAACAGGTCATGGCCGCGCTTGAGGCGCAGTCGAAGCGCATCGAGATCATGCAGTCCGTACAGGACGGCCAGTTCCGCGTTGCCGATCGTCAGGTGCAGCACGAAGAGACGATGCGCGATCTTGACGTGCGCGAGAACGAGGCTCAGGTTCGTCAGGCCGTTGCATCCGAACGAGAGGCGACGCAGCGCATGCGGATCGCCGTGGACGCGCGAAACGACCAGCAGCGCACGCATGCCGATCTTGTGAAGAAGGGCATGGACATTGAAACGAGCGCTCGTGAAATGGCGCTCAAGCAGCAAACCGGCTCCGGCATATGAAGGCCGTAGGAACTGCCAACGAGACTTGGCGCCAGGTCGAGGCGAATGTGAACTTTCGCATTGCACAGCTTCGCGATGCGCTCGAAAGACACTCGGACGAAACGACTACGGCCGACCTTCGCGGACAGCTCAAGGCGTTTCGATCGATCTTGGAGTGGCCGCTGATTGGCGCCCACGATGATCCCGAAGAAGGGATCGCGCTGATTTGAAACAAAAGCCTAGTCATATTTGCAAAAGGTACAAGGTTTTGCCACACACGAATCCTCAAAGGGAATCGCTTAGATCATGACAGACGTATTGGACGAGAAAGACGAGTACGCACGGACGCTGGAACAGGCGGGTTATTTGACGCCGGAGAAGAAAGACGACGCTCCGGCGCAAGAGACGAATACCGATGCGCCGGCAGAGACGAACGAGCCAGCGGCAGCAAAACATGATGCGGCGGCACCAGAGGCAGCGCAGCCCGAAACTCCTACGGTAGACGAGCCGTTTCCGGGATTCAGCTCGCTTAGTGCCGACGCGCAGAAGGCGGCGAAGGCGAAGCTGGACGAGCTTACCGCTCAGCGCGCGGAGTTCGAGAACCGATGGAAGGCGCAGCACGGCCAGTTGGCGCCGACGCAGCGCGAGCTTGAGCAGCTACGCCGCCAGCTCCGAGTGATGTCGGAGCGGCAGCATGAACAAAGGCCAACGCCAACTGGTGCGCCTAGGCTATCGGATGAGTTCCGCAAGAACTATCCGGATGAGGCCGCCGTGTTCGATGCGATGGCCGGACATTTTGACGAATCGCTGAAGGCGGTTCGCCAGCAGAACGAAGAATTGCGCGCGCAGTTGCACGGCGTCGCCGGCACGGTTACGCGCGGTCAACAGATTTCCACCCTCTCGCAACGTCATCCTGATTGGCAGGAGATCGACAACAGCGAGCCCTTCAAGGCATGGCTGAAAGACGCTGGCGATCACAAGCAATCGCTCGCGCGTTCGTCAGACGCCAACGATGTGGCCGAGGTTATCGACGACTACAAACGGGACTTGGCGCTTGCGCGCTTCATCGTGTCACAGGAAAAAACGGCAACAACTTCGACGGTGGTAACGCCGACGAAGAAGCCGGAAGTAGACCCCAATCCGATCCAGCGGCAATCGGCGCGTTCTGCCCCGAATGCAGGGCTGTCGGAAGCAGATGACTATGTGGCTACGCTGCAAGCAGCCGGCTACAAAGTCTGATTCAACGCGGTAAATCCGCTTCCCACAACCATTCGACGCCGATGACTTCGGGGATTCCCGAGGCTTCGTTGCGTCTTGCTTTCGAGGAAAAACAATGAGCGAGGCCATTTATCAGCAGTGGCCGGTCGGCAGCGCGCAGACTCAGTACATCCTGACGAAGGAAGTTCTGGATCGCGCGGAGGCATTCGAGCGTTTGCAGGCGGCGTGCGATGAGCGCACGTTGCAGGCCAACTCCGGAGCGTCGATCGCCCTTAACCGATGGATCAATCCGTCGGTCAATCCCAACCCTGAGCCGGAAGGCCAGAACCCGGTTACGCGCGCGCTTCAGCCGGAGCAGTTCACCGGCACGATGCAGCGTTACTCGTGCGCGTATGCGACGAGCAACTACAACGCAACCCTGCATCCGCTCGACTGGATCAAGGGCATGGCGGACGTGCTCGGCGACGAGGTTCGCAGCACGCGCGAGCGCATCCGCTATCTTGCGGCCAACTCGGGCACCAATCGCATCTACAACAGCGCGTCGATCACGCAGCGTCCTGATGTCAACGGGCCGATTACGTGGGGCCGCCTGACGGTTGCGGTTGCCGGCATCCGTGCGGCGAAGGGACGTGAGTACACGGCGGAGACGGGCGGCACGAACAAAGTTGGCACGTCGCCGACCGAGGCGGGCTATCTGTGCTTCGTCCACACGAACGCGGAGCGCGACATTCGCCTGATCCCGGGTTTTGTCCCGAAGGCGAAGATGGCTCCGGGCAACTATCCGGAAGGTACGTTCGGCGCGGTTGACAACATCATCTTCGTGACCTCGCCGGAGTTCGTGCCCTACGCGGGCTCGGGCGCCTCGACCTCGACGATGCTCGCGACTGGCGGCAACGCCGACGTGTATCCGTTCATCCTCTGCGCTCGCGGTGGATTGACCTCGATCAAGTTCTCGGGCTCGGAGCGCGGCGGGTTCGGCAACGGCAAAGCGAACATCCTCGACAAGGCGGACAAGAGCGACTACACGAACAGCCGGATCATCGTATCGGCTTCGTGGTACGACCTCTGCATCCTGTCCTCGTTCGATTGGGTGGCGGTTGTCGAGTGCGCGGTCACGGCCAATCCGGCTTAAAGGAGGAATTGACCAATGGCCACTTACTACAGCTCCCTCTACACCCTTGCCCAGGACGGTCGCACGCACTCGGCAAAGGCTCCGACGAACACCCGCCCCGGCGAAACCGTTTGGGTCCGCGCGACGTGTGTTATTCCGACCTCCGGACGAACGTCCGGTGACGTTGTGAAGATCGCTCCGGTCATGGGCGGCCTTCGCCCGGTTGCCGGTTACGTTGGCGCCTCTGGCTCCAACGGATCGCTCACGGTTGATCTCGGCTGGACTTCTGATCCCGATGCCATCCTTGCCGCGTCCACGAACTTTCAGGCCAGCGGTGCAACGGCGTTCACCCCCGCGCAGCTCAAGGCGGTGGCGAACCTGTCGGTGGCTGGCGATGAGCTTATCGCCACTCTCGGCGGAACGGTGGGATCGACGGCGACGACGTTCGAATTCCTCATCGCACTTGCAAACGTCGGTAGCTAATAGCAACAGCTAATAGCAACGTCGGCAGTCAATCTTGGCTGAGCCGACTTCACTGTAGAGGGGCGCTTTCGAGCGCCCCTCTTTTTTGGAGGACCACCTTAACATTTGTGTGCGACCGCCCATTAATGATTGCGCGGATGGCGGTGTTGGAAACGTCGAAAATTTTAGAAATATCTGATGGGAATACGCCCCTTATCGCCAGCTCCCGAATGGCAACTACGGATTCGGCGCTTAGCCTCGCGTTCGGGTTTAGCGGGCCGCCTTTATGAAGCACGGGCGACCTTGAATACCTAATATTGTATTTTCTGGTGCACCACTCTAGATTTTCGACCGAGTTATTCAGCTTGTTCTCGTCCTTGTGATTCACGTCGGACAAGCCAAGAGGGTTTTCCAAGAAAGCTTCGGCAACAAGTCTGTGAACGGTGTGTATTTTCCCCTCCCCATTCTTGCACAGCATGACGCCATGGTAGCCGTGGCTTCCTTTGCCGGGTCGTAATAGCTTTTCAGAGACAGGCAGGCTCCGGCCTGTTTTGCAAGTAATTGTTCTACTAAGAGATTTAACAAGACCGCTGGATGAGACCTCATAAAAACCCTCGTATCCGGCGACTGGCTTCCATTCCATAGCGACACCTCCGTGTCCCCCGTTTGAATGGATTTTACACCACCTAAATGGAATCAAGGTATGAGCGACGATCTTAAGAGCGGTATTGATATGGAACGTCTAGTCTCACAGCGTTTTCAGGGACTGAGCCGAACGGAACTGAGGGAGGCGGCCGACATTCTCGGCCTCAATTTTGGACCCAACACCAGCGAGCGCACGATGCGCCTGAAGCTCTGCGAGAAGATCGGCACGATGCCGCCTGACGAGGCTTCTGATCCTGCGCCGGTTTCCATCAAGCGCGGCAATGGCCCGTTTGATCCAAAGCCGAACCTGACGCCTAGCGGCGTATGGGGCGGCAAGCGTCATCGCGTCACGATCTTCCCGCAGACGAACGAGAACACTGACAACGCGCAGTCATACGTTCGCCTGTTCCACGAGTGCGAGCCTCGCGACTATCCGTTTGGCGTCGAGCTTGATCTTCCGCACCCGCATTACGAGAGCTTGCGCCGCGCTGAAACCGGCACGCTCAAGGATCGCGAAGTCAAGGACAGCAGCGGAAACCTCGTTCGCATTGAGCATTACGAAGTGAAGTCTCCGCGCTATCCGCACCAGTACCACGGGGTTGTGCCGGGTACGGAAGATTTGCCGACGAGCCTGAAGGACTACTGGCAGCGGCAGGCCGTCAAGACAAACAACTTTGAAGGCATCCAGCGTCGGATGCTGATTCAGATCCGCGCCGACCTGTATGGCCCGGTTGGTCCGGCGTTCTACAAAGACCTCACCGATCAGGACATCCTCGCGAGCATCCTTGAGTTCCTTGGCATCGACGAGTTCGCGGCGGCGGCGTAACAGGTAAGGCAGCACATTCCGGGGCGCACTAGATGCGCCCCTTTTCTTTTCGGAGAGCGCATGAACTTTCTCGAACTGTGCCAGATGGCGCATCGGTATATTTCCGGTGGCAACCAGCCGCCCGGCACGGCCCCGCTGGACGTAGAGAATCAGCAGGGCGAACTGTTCTCGCTCGTCAAATCCGTGCAGGAAGCCTACGTCGATATTCAGTCTGAGCAGACCAACTGGCTGTTCATGATGAAAACCGGCTCGCTTGTCCTGCCGACCGGATCAAAGACGATCTCGCGCGACTTCATCCGCGCGCACGGCAAGACGATGCAGGACTACCAACGCATCATGCCTCTGCTTGGCGATGGGGCGCGCTACATCCTCATCAGCGGGCAGGCTGGGTTTAGCGCCGGTAGCGGCGTTTCTCCCTCGATCGTCACCTATGTTCCATATCAACAGTGGCGCGGATTCAAGGACCGCCCGCCGATCCGCAGCGGGATGCCGTCGTACTTCACGATCATGCCGAACGACGACCTCGCGTTCGACGCCGTACCGAACATGGCTTACACGCTGTCGTTCGACTACCGCATCCGTCCGCTCAAGCTGCTCAAGAACGGCGACACGCCGGTATGGGACGAGGACTTCCACTCCGTTGTCGCGTGGCGCGCGGTGAACCTGTGGGGCGGCCGGCAGACTGATCCGAGCAAGTTCCAGTTCGCGGCCGCCGAGTATCAGCGCGTCATGGGCGAAATGCGGTCGCGCTACTTGCCCGAGACGGTGTTTAGTGTCGGTGAGTTTTCTGGTCAGTCGGTCATGGCTTCCTGAGGGGACAAACAAAAATGACGTTCGGTGATATTGGCTCGATGTTCGGCGCGCAGGGCATCAGTCCTGGAATTGCGAACCTTATCGCGCGCATTCGCGCACAGCAGGCCAGTCAGGGCCAGATGGGTCAGGTTCCCGGCATGGCGACGCCGATGCCGAAAATGCCCGCCGTCAACAACGTTGCTGGCGCAGTCGGTGGATCGCCGATGGTTGGCAACATGGGCGTTGGCGGAATGGGCGGCATGCCGTCGCGCGTGCAAGCGCTTGCACAGATGATTCGCTCCGGCCGTTCCGGCATCGCGCCGAATCCGGTCGCTCAGCCTGTGCGACAGCTTCCCGTCGGTATCGCTCCCGTCTGATGCCGTTCACGACGGTAACGCTAGATGGCGCGCTCGATCTTCAGACTGCGCCTCTAGCGGTAGCTCCAGGACGGTTGCAGGATTGCGAGAACTTCGAGGTAGCGAATAGCCGTGGCTACAAGCGCGTCTCTGGCTACGAGCGTTTCGACGGCGGCCCGAGTCCGTCGTCGCTAAGCTGCATCGCGTTCGTCGTCAACGGCAATGCCGTAGGAACGATCGGGAAGTACGTCTGGGTCAGCCGGTCAGGTAGTGACGGCTATCTCATCTCGGCTGCCGTCATCATTAGCGCCGAGGCGAGAGGTCTTCAGACGAAGCTCTACGTTCGTCCAAGCCGACAATACGACGATTCCGGAACCTCATCCGATGGCCGGACGCACAGCCCGCCATTGCTGGCGACGATCTGTCCTACACCAGTTCTGTCCGACGACGGCAAGCAGTACACGCTTGTAAGCCCGATCCAGTATCCGATGCAGGATGGATCGCTTACGGCTGCCGACTGGCAGGCGATGGCGGATGGCGCGTACATGGCCGTTCGCGATGACATCCAGCCAGTTCCGGGCGTCAATCGCGTGTGCGGCATGTTCTGGCTGAAGGACACGCTGTACGCAGCGCGTGACTACATGGCGCTCGCCGTGTCCGCATTCGCGGACGACTTGCTGCGCGACGACGTTCTGTCGAGCGCCGGAGGAGACTTCACCGGCAAGGTGCTGACTGTCATTCCCGGCGATGAGGGCGCGGGCACGCTCGTCCTGCACAGTACGATCGGGACATTTTCGTCAGGGACTTTGTACCGAGATGCGTCAGACGTTGCCACGGTGACGGGGCTCGCTGATTCTCCCGGCGCCGGCCTGTATGCGGCGATGGGATCGCGCGGTAGCGAGATCGACACGCAAAGCTGGCGGCATCAGGACATCGGGTACACGTTCCGCTACAAGTCAGGAACGATCGACTTCCCGTCCTACAACAGGGCGACGGCAGACAATCCGAACGCAGATCAGGCCCAAGTAACTCCGTGGTTCGTTGCCGGTACGGTCGGAGCGCACCAGTGGGCGACGTTCCCGACGAGCGGCGTCGCGTTCACGGATTGCATTGCGACTGACGACGGCGATACGCAGTACGTCACTAGCAACAGTCAGGTCAACTATCCCGGAACGTACCCGAGCTTTACCGTTTCCAACTTTGGCGTAACGACAGACGACATTCCGGAGGCGTCGATCCTCGTCGGCGTCGAGGTTGAAGTGAAGCGGCGCGCCAGAGCGTCAACGACAGACGGCACGAACGCGCGCGATCACATCATCAGGTTCGACTATCCCGGAAGTCCGCAGATCAACTTCGGCAACACGCTGACCGACTGGCCGGAGTCAACAAACTCTTCGGACGATGGGAACTACGCATCGGCCACATACGGCGGCGAAACGAATCTCCTCGGCTACACGCAGCTTTCCGGCGACGATGTTCGCAGCGATAGCTTCGGGCTGACCATCCAGACGGCGACGACTCCGCAGTACGACGCGGACACGCCGAACATCCAGCCGCGCATTACTCTCATTCGGGTTCGATTCCACTACATCCCGCCGCAGCCGTCGTTCTATGCGTGGAACGGAACGTCTGCCGTAGTGCTAAGCATCGTTCGCGGATACCGCGATACGGGAGATCCGACGACCAATGACGCGGAAGGTACGCTCTACGTCATGTCGGATGGTGGGCAGCGCGCAGTTCGTGCCGGCGAGGAAATACGCTCGATGCCGGCAGCAGGCGTAGAGCCTGATGGCGGAGACGCCGACGGATCGGATCTAGTTGCGATCGTGTCGTCAGACATGGTACCCAACATGCTTGACGGTACGGCCAAGATCGACGCAGCCGGCTCGCAGTATCGACAGGTCACGGCCAACTTCTATGCGGTCGCAGACTTCGAGTCGATCTACGCGGTAAGCGGCGCTGGGCCGGCCTTCATGTACGACGGCCTAGCGTTCGCGCGCATTCATACCGGACTTCCGATCGAGAAGGAAATCCCGAGGCACATTACCGTGCATCAGGGGCGCCTTGTGCTTGGGTATGGGGCTGGCACCGATCAGCTATCCGTTGCTGGCGATCCGCTCAACTTCGACGGCGTTTCGGGAGCCATCGAGACCGGCGTCGCATCACCGACCACTGGCGTCTATCCGCTCAACGGACAGACGCTTGCGATCTTCACGCGCGACAACGTGCAGATGATGCAGGGCGATGTCGGCGCTCCGTCGATGGGTTTCATTACCCCTAACACCGGCTGCATCGAATACTCGGCCGTCAGCTCAGGAATCTTCCTCTACGCATCCAACCGTGGCGTGGAGTCGATGGATCAGACTCCGGCCTATGGCGACTTCTCCAATTCGAGCATCAGCCAACAGGTTTCGCCGTGGCTCACTCAGCGCGTGCAGCGCAGTCAGCAGTTCGAGGGGCAGCCCAACTATCTGTTGAATGCGATCACGGTTCGGAACAAACAGCAGTACAGGCTTTTCTTCAAGGACAAGAAAATCCTGAGCGCGACATTCATCGCTCCCGGCGAAGCTCCGCAGTACACCATTCAGTCCCATCCTGTTGCGTGGCGCACATTGATCGCCGTCACCGAGTCTCTAGGTCGCGATCGTGTTTTTGGTGCTCACGATGACGGCTACGTGTACGAGCTTGATCGCGGAAACCGCTTCGACGATCAGTCGATCAAAGGTTATCTCGTCCTCGTTGCCGATTCGCAGGAAGCTCCGCACGCGAAGAAGCGGTTTTCGGACGGGCTTATTCACGGAAGCGCCGTCGATTACGCATCGTTCACGATGTGCAGCTCTGGCGACAACACCGCACCGAATCCGGCCAACAGCTTCCAGCAATACTTTGGCGACAAGTCAGCCAAGGCGACAGGAAGCGACCAATACGGAACGTCTCTGACAGAGATCGCTAATGCCGGACGACAGCTTGTCGTTCGTATAGACGTGGACAACAAAGGCACGGAGCCGCCGATCACCTTGCAGGCCATCAGCTACAACGTCATTCAAAATGGGGACGCTCGCACATGAGCTATTACGACACGTCGCCTCTACTGGCGAGCGGCGGGACTACCGGCAACAACAGTTCGCCGAGCCCGGTTTTTTCTCCATCTGGAACCGGGTTCGTTCAGCGCAACGTTGACCCTAACGAGTTGGTTAGCAACCAGCTCAATGATCTTCTTTCCGGCAATTCGCGATACATCACACAGGCCCGTACAGCGGCGGCAAATCAAGCTGCATCACGCGGGCTGCTTAATTCGAGCATCGCATCCGGAGCTGGAGAAGCGGCAGCGATCGCGGCAGGACTGCCGATCGCTACGGCCGACGCCGGCCAGTACGCGGCGACCAGCAAAGACAACATGGACGCCGAAAACCAGTTCCTTCTCAATCAGGGCGGCTGGAACAGTAGCGAGCAAATCGCGCGCGAGAGTCGCAACGCAGCATCGGCGATGGCCCGCGCTCAGATGGCTCAGGACGCGCGGAGGCTGGCTGAGCAGGGCAGGGAGTTCGACCTTTCCCGCGCCGACAGTAACGCGCACTACGACACCGACTGGCAGCGTCAGATTCAAGGCTCGTTACTCGGGACGGCTCTCGGCAACATCAGCGGTATGGACTCAGCGTTGTATCAGGCGATCTTCAGCGACCCGACGTTCTACAACGACCCGGCCGGCGCGAGCGGACTTGCGAACTACTGGACAGGACAGTTCGGAAATTTGCTTGGCGGCCAGATCAATGGAGATTTTCTCTCCAATTTCGGCATCAACATTCCCGGCATGGGCGGAAACACCAATCAGTTCGATGTCAACAGTCAGCCGTTGCAGGGGACGCCATGAAGACGTTTAAGGGTCCGCGTAAGCAAGGGGGTTGGATCGGTCTCGCCATTTCTGCCGCTGGCGCTGCGTATAAGGCTTACAGCGACAACAAGGATAAGGAAGACGATCAGCAGAACAAGCTCGATCAGGACAATCAGATATTTCAAGACAGGGCTTGGCTGGATCAGCAACAGAGGAAGTTCGCGCTTCAGGATCGACAGTACAAAGAGAACGCGATCCGTCAGTACGCGCCTTTCTACAAAGGCCCTGAAATGGCTGCGCCGCGATTGACAGACACGACCGGCCTTGCCGACTGGCAGCCTGATCCGAACGGCAAGATTCCAATTCTTGCTTCCTCTTACCCGTATGCGGGGCAAAGCAACAATGGTTAACGTGCAGGAGCACACGCGCGGCGGTGCGCCAATAGCGGCGCATACGAGAAATGCGCCGGGCGCTATCGTCGGCGGCGAGTTCGTTGCCAAGGAGGCGTCGCCGCAGGCTCGCCATTTCATCCTCATGGCGCGTGCGCTGATGTACTCGGACGGCATGGAGGATGCGCTGCGGAAAGCGGTTGCTGGCGGACAGTATCTATCCGACGGCGCCGTTCCGTTCCTGTCGCAACTTATAGTGCAGCTCGCGAACAAGGCGCGCATCCCGCTGACTGACGAGGACATGCACACGGTTGTCGTGCATCTTGCCGGCAGTCTGGTCGATCTCGCCGACAAGCTCGGCCGACCGAGCGCGAAGGATAAGCGCGGACAGGTCGAGGACATCGTTGAGGGCGTCATGGCGGTGCTTAGCGGCAAGGTTGCCGCGATGGCGCGGCAGGCTCAGGGCGGCAGCCAAGGGACTGACAACGACGCCGACGGCGACGGCCAGCTGGCTCCGCTACTTGCGAGCGCGGCCAATGGTTGACCAAGAGCGCCGCATCGCGTTCGACATTTACTTTGCGTCTGTCGTTGGGATGAACCTTCATCCCGGCACGACGCGCGACAAGGCCGAGCGGCGATCCATAGAGGAATGCCGCGCAATGGCGGAAGACATGCTGGCGCAGCGTGACGCCGTGTTCCCTCCGGAGAGTTCCCGATGAGTTTCGATCTTGGCGACGCCTTGCTTGCTGCCGCTAACGGCGCTCTGCAACAGTACGGCGGGCAGCTTCAGCACCAGAAAGACTTGGATGAAGCTGCCGCAGCCGCCAAGGCAAAGGAAGCCTACGACCGACGCATGAAGGCGTTTGGCGCATCGCTTGAGCCGCCGAAATATCAGACGTTCGACACGACCGAAAATGGAGTGTCGGGAAAGAAGACGGTGCGCTCGCACTACGACGAAGCCTCCGGACAGACGGTCGAGGATGACCTCGGGTTTGTGCCGAACGAGGCGAAGGCGCCGACTACGCGCAACGTCATCATGGGCGCGCAGGAAGCGACTCAGCAGTTCAATCCGAAGACTGGCGCGTGGGAGAACATCGGCACTCCGGGACCACGCTTCGCTCCTCAGCAGGCATCGCCGGGCGGAGATCGCATCACGTTCTCCGAATACCAGTCGATGACGCCGGAAGAAAGGGCGGCGTATCGCGCATACAAGGCTCCCGGATCGGCTGGCGGAGAGAGTGCGGAAGACAAGGCGGATCATGCTGCGCGCGTACAGACTGCGGCGCAGCTTAGAGATTTCAACAAGCTCAGCAGGTACGAGAAAATTGATGCCTTGCGGGCAGCAGGCATAGACCCCGGCGTCGCCGATGGAGACACCAAGTCGCCCATCAGCGCGGAAGCTCTTGCTGACTATCGCAACACGTTGCGCGACGACAATCTCACGCTGATGGGCGTGCCTCTGTTCAAGCGCGCCAGCGGAGGGGCCGCGTCTACGGCGCCACTCCTCAATAGCGCCAAGCCAGCCCCGCAGTCGAGCGGCGGAAAATCCCCGTGTCCAGACGGCACGAAGCTAAAAGGACCGGACGGCCGCATGTACGTCGTGAAGAACGGCCTGCCCGTACTGGCCTAATCCGATGGCTGACATTGACTGGAGTCAGTTCACGCCGGTAGCCGACAACG